TATGAAGAATGGTGGTACAATAGACAAGTATATGGGTGACTGTATTATGGCATTTTGGAATGCGCCTATTGACACACCTAATCATAAAGAGTTAGCAATCAAAAGTGCGTTAGAGATGATGGATAAGTTAAAAGAATTAAATGCGAGTGATGGTTTTGGGGAAGGAAATAAGATAAATATTGGTATAGGAATCAATACAGGAAAATGTATTGTCGGTAATATGGGTAGTGACCAAAGATTTGACTACTCAGTTATCGGAGATCCTGTCAATCTAGCAAGTAGATTGGAAGGCGTTAGTAAAAACTATGACGCTACATTAGTGGTAGGTGAAGATACTTACCGTGGTATTTCTAAATTATTCAAGTTTAAAAAATTAGATGATGTACAAGTAAAAGGTAAATCTAATAAGGTAGCCATTTACACAATAGAAAGGTAGTTATGGACTTTGGAACAATCAATCTTATATTATGGTATACATTGATGATTTATTTTGTTATACAACTCTACACATTTGTTCAGAAATTAAATCCTTACAATTTTTTTTCAACAAAAACTGCGGAGAGTTATGACACTTCAACAAAGAAAGTTAAAAAAATATATAACGAAACTATTAAGAAGTGAAAGAAAAGCTAAATTATATCTTTTAAATTTAAATTGGATAAGAATAAGAAAACAAAAAGAAAGAAGACGAAGAAAAACATTAATAAAACTATATAAAAATAGAAGACTACGAGAATTAAAAATGGTATCATAGACTTCTACATAAAAATAAATAATTTATATAGTCAAAATATAAAAGGTGCTTTATATGCACACGACCCTAAGGGGACTTCGACTATTCTTTCGCCTCCTTGTTGAGGTAGTTTATCATAAATAAGTTAAGGAAAAACTATGGCAGATAGAGATACAACAGATATAAAAATAGATATTGAATCATTACGTAAGGATATTGAAAATGTAAACAGTATTCAATATAGATTGGATACTGCAATAGATAGACTTACAGATGTTTCATCATCTATTAAATCTATGTTAGCAGTACACGAAGAAAAAATACAAAGGCAAGAAAAGATAGACGAAGTTATATTTGAAAAACTAAAAGATAGAGCTGATGAGATTACAGAAGTTTATAGAGAATTAAAGAAAGATATAGAATTAACAGAAAAGAGAGTATTAATAGAAATTAAATCTCTTAAAAATGACATAGGAAGTCGTGTGGGTATGTTGGAAAAGTATAGACATATTATAATAGGTGGGGCTATAGTTGTAGGGTTTATACTATCAAAGAATTTTGCACAAATTGTACAATTGATGTCAAATTAGACTTGACTTTTTAACGAATATATAGTATATTGTATATTGTGTTATGTCGAGTTATATTGATCTAAAGTTTATTAATAATTTAAGGTCTAGGTTAAGTCAATTCAAACAAAAGAATGACTACCTATTCAATTTTAGATGTCCCCATTGTGGTGACTCTAAGAAATCTAAATTAAAAAGTAGAGCATATTTTTATAGAGTTAAAAATGATATGTTCTTTAAGTGCCACAATTGTGGTATGGGTCAAAACTTAGCTAACTTTATCAAGTTTATTGATCCACAAATGCATTCCCAATATCTTTTAGAAAGATATAAGGGCGGTACCCCTGCGACACCGAAACCAAAGTTTGATTTCAAACCAATATTTGAAGAAACAAACTTACTAGATAATCTAAAAAAGATAAGTGAACTAGATGATAAACACCCTGCAAAACAATATGTTATAAAAAGAAAAATACCAAGTGAGTTTTTTGATAAATTATATTTCTGTGATAGATTTGGGAAGTTAGTAAATAAGATTAAACCAAAAACTTATAATACTAAAACTGATCACCCAAGATTAATTATACCGTTTTATGATACGACAGGTAAGCTATTTGCTTTTCAAGGTCGTGCTTTTGGAAAAGAACAACCAAAGTATCTAACAATAAAGTTAGATGAAAACAAACAGAAGGTATATGGACTTGAAAGAATTAATTTCCAAAGACACATTTACATCACGGAAGGTCCGATTGATAGTTTATTTGTTGATAATTGTCTGGCTGCTGCTGGTGCAGATTTAATTTTAAAAAATAAAATTTTACCGCAAGAAGTTACATATATATTTGATAACGAACCAAGAAATAAAGAAATTATAAAAAGAATGTATAATGTGATTGAGAAAGATTATAATGTTGTAATATGGCCAAGTGATATTCAACTCAAAGATGTAAATGATATGATAATGTCTGGAATGTCCAAAGTACAAGTTGCTGATCTTATAAGTAAAAACACATATTCAAAATTATCAGCACTTACTAAAATGAATGAATACAAAAAAACAAAGGGGATATAATGGCAGCACAAGAAACTATTATTAATGTAATTAAAAGAGGTGAACGTGGTAAGGAGCCATTAAACATTGAAAAAATCCACGAGATGGTTGAATATGCTTGCGAAGATATTACAGGAGTTTCTTCTTCACAATTAGAAATGAATAGTGGTTTACAATTTTATGATGGAATGACCACTGATGAAATACAACAAATTTTAATTAAGTCAGCAGCAGATTTAATTTCATTAGAATCACCTAACTATCAATATGTTGCGGCACGACTACTTTTATATTCATTACGAAAACAAGTTATAGGAAGATTGTGGGATCACCCGCATATATATGAACACGTAAAAAAATGTGTTAGTAAAAATTTATACGATCCAAAAATTTTAGAGTATTATGATAAAAGAGATTTTGATAGAATGGAAAATTGGCTTAACCACGAAAGAGATTATACATTTACTTATGCAGGACTTAGACAAGTTTTAGATAAGTACCTTGTACAAGATAGAAGCACAGGTGAGATATTTGAAACACCTCAATTTATGTATATGTTAATCTCAGCTACAATCTTTGCTAACTATCCAAAAGCTATTAGAATGACATACGTTAAAAAATATTATGATGCTATTTCAACATTTAAAATTAATATTCCTACTCCCGTAATGGCAGGTGTTAGAACACCTATGAAACAATATGCAAGTTGTGTTCTTGTTGATGTTGATGATACACTACCAAGTATCTTTAGTAGTGATATGGCAATAGGTCGTTATGTAGCTCAAAGAGCTGGTATCGGTATCAATGCTGGAAGAATAAGAGGTATCAATTCACGTATTAGAGGTGGCGAAGTACAACACACAGGTGTTATTCCTTTTCTTAAAAAGTTTGAAGCAACTGTAAAATGTTGTACACAAAATGGTGTAAGAGGTGGTTCTGCTACAGTACACTTTCCTATTTGGCACCAAGAGATACAAGACATTATCGTATTAAAAAATAATAAAGGTAGTGAAGATAATAGAGTTAGAAAATTAGATTACTCAATTCAAATATCAAAAATATTTTACGAAAGATTTATTAACGACCAAGAGATAACATTATTCTCACCACACGAAGTACCAGAATTATATGAAGCTTGGGGATCGCCAGAGTTTGATGAATTATATGAAAAGGCAGAAAGAAAGATAAGTGTTAGTAAAAATAAAATATCAGCACAGGAATTATTTTTTGATATACTAAAAGAAAGAGCAGAAACAGGTCGTATATACATTATGAATATAGATCATTGTAATACTCATTCATCATTTAAAGATAGAGTTTATATGTCAAACTTATGCCAAGAGATTACTTTACCTACAAATCCAATAGATCATATTGATGGTAATGGTGAAATTGCGTTATGTATTTTATCAGCAATCAATGTAGGTAAAATTTCATACTTAGATGATTTAGAAAACTTATGTGATCTTGCAGTTAGAAGTTTAGATGAAATAATAGATCATCAAAATTATCCTGTATTGGCAGCAGAAATATCTACTAAAGCAAGAAGAAGTTTAGGTATAGGTTATATTGGTTTAGCACACTATCTAGCTAAACAAAAAGTAAAATATGATGATAAACAAGCGTGGAAAGAAGTAGATGAATTAACAGAAACATTCCAGTATTATCTATTAAAGTCAAGTAATACCTTAGCAAAAGAAAAAGGTAAATGTGATTACTTTAATAGAACAAAATATTCCGATGGTATCTTACCAATTGATACTTACAAAAAAGAGGTAGATGAGATTGTAAATCGTAAACTATCTATGAAGTGGGAACAATTGAGAAAAGATATAAAAGAGTTTGGGTTACGACATAGCACACTCTCAGCTCAAATGCCATCTGAATCCTCTAGTGTGGTCTCTAATGCTACAAATGGTATAGAGCCACCTAGAGATTATTTAAGTGTAAAGAAATCTAAAAAAGGACCTTTAAAACAAGTTGTACCAGATTATCAAAGACTTAAAAATTTTTATACCTTACTTTGGGATATGAAAAGTATGGAAGGTTATATAAATATCGTTGCTATAATGCAGAAATACTTTGACCAAGCAATTTCAGGTAACTGGTCATATAATCCAGAACACTATGAAGATGGTCAAGTTCCTGTATCAGCAATGGCACAAGACTTGTTAATGACTTATAAGTTAGGTTGGAAAACTTCTTATTATCAAAATACATATGATAGTAAGAAAGATGAAGACGAACCATCACACCCTATTGGTTGGATTGATAACGTGCCTGAGGAAAATCCTAAACAACAAATAGAGGACGAGGCTTGTGAGTCTTGTACAATTTAGATGGAAAATAGTTTACTTATACATAAACATTTAATTATTAGAGCAGATATAAACAACCCACCAAAAGATGTAGAGTTTTTAAAAAGTTGGATGGAAGATTTTATAAAATTTATTAATATGAAAGTTATGTTAGGACCTTATGTTGCTTATTGTGAAAAACCAGGTAATAGAGGAATTACTGCTATATCTGTGATAGAAACAAGTCATATTGCAATGCACGTTTGGGACGAACCCAATCCTGCACTTATGCAATTAGATATATATAGTTGTTCGGAATTTAATCCATATCTAATCGCAGATAAGTTAAAAAAAGATTTTGCAGTACAAAAGTTAGATTACAAATTTTTAAATAGGGAAACAGGATTAAAAAATATAGTTTTAAACAAACAGTACGTAGTATAATGAAAAGTGTATTTAATAAAGATAAAAATTTAGATGTTACAAAACAGATGATGTTTTTTGGTCCAGATTTATCAGTACAAAGATACGATAATATGAAGTATCCAATCTTTGATAAACTAAATCAACAACAACTTGGTTATTTTTGGAGACCTGAAGAAGTATCTTTACAAAAGGATAGAAATGATTACCTTGAATTAAGAGATGAACAAAAGTTTATCTTTACATCTAATCTAAAATACCAAACTATGTTAGATAGTGTACAAGGTAGAGGTCCTTGTTTAGCATTCTTACCTTTCTGTAGTTTACCAGAACTTGAAGGTTGTATCGTAACTTGGGATTTCATAGAAACAATCCATAGTAGAAGCTATACATATATAATTAAAAACTTATATTCTAATCCAAGTGATGTTTTTGATACAATTATACAAGATGAAAAAATAGAGAAAAGAGCAAAATCTGTTACACAATGTTATGATGATTTAATTGCTATGGGTTATCAATGGACACTTACTCCTGACAAAGTTGATATGTATGAATTAAAGAAGAAACTATATCTTGCTATGATCACAGTAAACATACTTGAAGGATTAAGATTTTATGTGTCGTTTGCTTGTTCATTTGCGTTTGGTGAGTTAAAGAAACTAGAAGGTTCAGCAAAGATCATATCATTTATTGCTAGAGATGAAAGTCAACATTTAGCAATGTCACAAAGAATAATTAACAATTGGAAAGACCACGAGAACGACAAAGAAATGTTAAAAGTCATTAAAGATTGTGAAAAAGAAGTTTTAAAAATGTATGAAGACGCTGTTGGTGAAGAAAAAAGATGGGCAACTTATCTATTTTCAAAAGGTTCTATGATAGGTTTGTCAGAAAAACTATTACATCAATTCGTAGAATATATGGCAAATAGAAGAATGAAAGCAATTCAATTAAACCCAATCTATGATCAGAAAAGTAATCCACTTCCTTGGGTAGATCATTGGTTAAATAGTAGAAGCACACAAAACGCACCACAAGAAACAGAAATTGAAAGTTATGTTATTGGTGGTATAAAACAAGACGTTAAAAAAGATCAATTTAAAAAATTTAAACTATAATGGTAGAAAAAAGACAAAAGACTTGTTCTAGTTGCGAAACTAAATATACTATCGAATGGGATATTGAAGTGCAAGATTTAGAACCTTTAACTTGTCCATTTTGTGGACACGAAGTAGAGGACCTTGAAGATGATAATGAAGAAGCAACTTGGACAAATAATGCAGACGATAATTGGAATTGATTATAGTTTAAATAGTCCCGCAATTTGTATCGCTGACACTAGCTTTGAATTTGAAAAGTGTCAGTTTTATTTTTTAACAAGTAAAAAGAAACATATAGGTAACTTTGGTAAAAATATAACAGGATATGAACACAAAGAATACAAAAATGCGATTGAAAGATTTAAAAACCTCTCGGACTTTATCTTACATTGCTTGGAGAAGACGAGTCTTAAAAAGGCAATCTTTATTGAAGGCTATTCGTTTGGCTCAAAAGGACAAGCTATTTTTCAAATTGCGGAAAATTGTGGTATCCTTAAATATAGGCTTGACTATGAAAAAGATTTTATCTACGACACTATTGTACCTAGTGTTGTCAAAAAATTTGCTAGTGGCAAAGGTAATGCGGATAAAGAAAAAATGTACGATTCTTTTAAAAAAGAAACGAAAATAGATTTAAAAAAAATATTTGATATGGAAAAGTTGAATAATCCAGTAACAGATATTATTGATAGTTATTATATTGCGAGATGTGGTTATGAAAATATTAAAAGCACAAAAAAGTCTTCCTGATTTTGCAACACAATATTTTGATGTAAAATCATTAAGAATAATACCACCAGATGAGTGGTTAACAAAACGTTTTAATGAATTTGGTTATGGTGAAAGTTTTGAAAAACACGGAATGATATGGCCTATTGCTGTTACAGATCATAGACAACAATGGGTTAAAGACAGAATACTCCCCAAAAATCCACAACACAAAGATAAAAACGGTAATCTAATATCAGGTTATTATGTTCACATAGGAAATAAAAGAGTTATGTGGGCTAAACAAAATGGTTATGAAATGATTGAAGGTTATTATTTTCATTCAATGGAAGATAAAAGAAAAATACATCAACTACAACATATCGCACATACGGAGATACCTAAATGAAAAATGTAAAAGGTTGGTGGTTACCTGATTATGATACACACTTTATATCTATGCTTAAAGAAGTTAATGGCGAGTTTACTTATCAACAATCACATAGAGATTACGTATTAGGTTTTATTAATAATTTTGATGTTGTTATAGATGTAGGTGCTAACGTAGGCTTTTGGTCAAAAGATTTTTGTAGAAAATTTAAAACAGTATGGGCATTTGAACCTATTAATGATATTATAGATTGTTATAGAAAAAATATGGAAGAGTTTGATAATTGGCATTTAGAACAAGTTGGTCTATCAGATAAACAAAAAGAAAACGTAGAGATTTATAAAGGCATACAAAATTCAGGTGGTGCTTCTTTAGTTGAAGGATTTGAAAGTGCTAGTAATCAAGTTGAATATATTGATATAAAGATGATGGATAATTATATTAATGATTTTGATAAAGTTGATTTAATTAAAGTAGATATACAAGGGCACGAATACGAATTTATAAAAGGTGCATTGAAGTTTATAGATAAGTTTAGTCCTACACTATCTTTAGAATTACCTATCAGAACAACTGTAGAAAAAACATATGCTCAGGCAGTGATAGATGAATTAAAAGTTTTAAATTATAATCAAGTAGGTAGACACAAAAAAGATACGGTATTTAAAAGATGAATATAGTAGTAGTTACAACATTAAATAAAAAATTATACCATCAGTATGGTTATAAATTTTTTGAAACTTATAATTGGAATTTTGATTTAATTGTGTATAGTGAAGATATGTTAAATATACCTAACAAAAATTATATTGTAAAAAGTATTTTTGATGAGATACCTGAATGTGAACAGTTTGTAAACAGAAACAAACATAAGCCAGTTGAAAATACAGGTAATGGTTATTTACAAGACGCTGTTAGATTTTGTTATAAGGTTTATGCATATACAGATATGATATTAAATAGTGAAGACTATGATGGTATTATAGGAATAGATGCTGATAGTGTATTTTATAATTCTATAAATGAAGAATGGATAAAACAACATATACATAAAGATGATTGTATGATGTCTTACTTAGGTCGTGGTAATAATTATAGTGAATGTGGTTTTTTATATTGGAATTTAAAACATAAAGATACTAAAGACTATGCTAATTATATGAAAGATATTT